ATACTGTTACAGATATATCAAATGCTCCCTATGCAGCTGCTACTTATTCATTTATAAATGAACCAGGTAAACAATGGATTAGAAAATATACTTTAGCACTATCAAAAGAAATGTTAGGTAGTATAAGAGGAAAATATCAAGCATTACCTATTCCTGGATCTGAAACTACTTTAGATTATAATAGATTACTAAGTGAAGCACAAGCAGAAAAAGAAGCATTAATTTTACAATTAAGAGAAGACTTAACAGAATTAACAACTGAAAATTTATTAAGTAAAGTTTCTCAAAGAAATGAAAATAAATTATCAGCCCAAACTACAGAAGGTAGATATCAAATATATATACATTAATGATTAGTTTGAAAAAAATATTAAATGAAGTTTTAAACAACTATAGTGTAGAAGTTGATTTATTTGTAGATAAATCAATTTCAACTTATGATGTTACTAATGAAATTAGAGCACTAAAAGGAGTAACAATTGTAACTATTATTACTCCAGAAGATTACTCTCAAACAGGAGGAGATGAATATATTAGATTAAGAATAAAATTTGTAACAAGAGGAGAGGCTGATGAAATGTTACAAGGATTTTTAGATGATGCTTTAGCTAATAGTCCCGGTCCTAAAGAAGATAACATAAGAATACAAGGAGTAAAATCTATGAAATATAGAGAAAATACTTTAAAACGATTATAATGGCATTATTTGGAGGATCAAGAGACATATCATTATTTCATAATTTAAACAGTGAACTTTTAAAAGACATTGTTCAAACAGAAGTTGCTTATTATAAATTTGCTTTAGAACAAACTACTATAAATGTTTATGGTGAAGCTCCTGGTAAAAATTATTTTGAACCATTAAAAATAGCATGTTTAATTGATAGACAGGACCAATCATGGTCTTCAGATGATTTTGGTTCTGATATAAATCAAGAAGTTAATTTTAGATTTTTAAAAAATGAACTTAAAAATATAAATTTAATACCGGAAGTAGGAGATTTATTACTTTTTAGAAATAATTTTTATGAAGTAGATAGTAAAACAGAAAACCAACTTATATTAGGAAGAGACCCAGATTATGCTATATCTACTGAAACAACAAACCATGGTGATAGTTTTTCAGTATTATTAAATACTCATATATCAAGAGTAGAAAAATTAAATTTAATACCATTAAGAGAAGGTAAATATCCATCTACTGAAAAATTAGATGGAGGAACAGCAAATACAATATAATGGCAAAAGAAAAAGAATTTATAAAAAGACCGATTGCTCGTAAAGGATACCAAAAACTTGCAGCTAATTTAAAAGCTAAAGGAGCTTCTCCTAAAGGAGGTATACCTCCTAAACCTCCTAAACCTCTAAATTCAGCACAAAATACTTACCAAGAATTTTTTAGTGGAGAAAGTGTTGGTCCTGATTTTTTATTAGACGATATAAATAGAGGAAATCATATTTCAAGAAGAGATGATACTGTAAAAGATATATCTATAGGATTACAAGATCATGATGAAGCTATAATGTATTATTTTAATAATGTTATAAAACCATCTGTTATTATAAATAGTAATAGAACAAATGTACCTGTAATTTATGGTTCTCCTGAAAGATGGAAAAGTGTCCAGAAAGATGGTTTCTATAGAGATAAAGAAGGAAAAATTCAAACACCTCTTATTATGTTTAAAAGAGATAGTGTTGAAAAAAGAAGAGACCTTGGAAATAAATTAGATGGTAATGATCCTCAACTTTATTATTCTTTTCAATCTCCTTATACTAAAAGAAATGTATATGATAATTTTTCTGTATTACAAGGAAGAAGACCCCAAAAAGAAATATATAGAGTTGTAGTACCTGATTTTATTCGACTTAATTATACTTGTACTATTTGGTGTGACTATGTAGCTCAAATGAACAAATTAATAGAAATGATAAATTATACAGCTGATTCATATTGGGGTGATAAAGAAAGATTCCACTTTAATGCAAGAATTGATACGTATAACAATACGACTGAATTAGTTCAAGGAGATAATAGAGTTGTAAAAACTGATTTTGGGTTAATTATTCAAGGATATTTAGTACCAGATAGTTTAAATAAATATCTTTCTAGTGAAGGTATGAGAAAAGTATACACTAGATCTAAAGTAATATTTAATACAGAATTAATTTCAACAGATTTAGGTGTTGCTAAAACTAGAGAAGAAGTAAGAAGAGAATTACAAGTAAATTTCCAAACTATAGATGCAGGTATAGGTTTTCAAATAATAGGTAGTAATAATGCAATAGGATAAACATGACAAAACAATCAAGAACAACATTAAAATCATTTTTTAATCAAGGAGATGTACCTACAGAAGGAAATTATATAGATCTTATAGATAGTCCTATAATAATGGATGTACAAAATGATGGAGATATATTTACATCAGGTATTATAAGTGCAAGTGGAACAGGATCTAACATATTTGCTGCTATTACGGCATCAGGTGAAATAACAGCAAGTGGAACAATATTTGCAGATAACTTTAAAGGAGATATGTTTGTAGATGGAGGTTCAACTAATAACTATATGCAGTTTTTTAGTGATCTAAATCAAACTAGTTTTGTTAATGGAGGAACAACAACTGCTAAATTTGATAATGCATTTATTGAACTTAATAGACCAATAACAGCATCAATTATAAGTGCAAGTAGTCATATAAGTGCAAGTACTATTATTACAGACAGTGAAACAGGTATTTTATTGTCAGGAAATATAACATCTTCAGGTAACATAAGTTCAAGTGGTACTATTATAGCTAATAATTTTACTTCAACAGGAGATAATGTAGGAGGAATTAATTTTTCAGATGGTGTACTTATAACAGGTTCTATAACAGCATCAAATAGTATAAGTTCTAGTTTAACAGGATCTTTTGCTCAATTAGAATCATTAAAATTTATAGGTTCAAGACCTATAGGAACAATTGAAGAAAATACTACTTTAAGTTTACAACACATAGGAACCTACAATAGATGTGGGGCTCATATAGTAACAATTCCTTTAAACTCAGCTGTAGCTTTCCCTGTAGGAACAGAAATAGAATTTATTCAAATTGTATCTTCAGGACATTTATTAATAACAGCAAGTTATAATACTGCAGTAACTTTAAACTCAAGACATAATTTATTATCAGCATCAGGACAATTTTCTGCTATAAGTTGCAAAAAAGTTGCAACAGATGAATGGGATATAATTGGTGATTTAACTAAATAATTATGAGAATAGGGACAATAGCACAACACGCAAATGTAGGACCTACAGGATTTAATTCAATAGTTGATGTATTACCTGGTAGATTAAATGATTATGATTTAACTTTATGGTATGATTTTACAGATAATAGTACTATAAGTGTAGCAGGAACACCAACTCCTGTAGAAATTGATGCAAGTAATATGTCGAGTATAACTGATAAAGGTCCTAATGCTGTAAAAGCAAACGCCCAATCATTTGGTCCTGATACTAAAGGACCCTCCTATTTTTATAATAATGATCTTGATAATAGTAGTAAAAGTCAAAATTTTCATAATTATGGACAAGGAGGATTAGATGCTGATGTATTGGGTTTTACTAATCCTACTACCTTTAGTAGTAGAGCATTTACTTTAGTTATAATATTTGATACTACTGCTGAAAGTGATGATGGGAACCCAAATGATATTGGAACAGTTGATCAAACTTTAATCCATATGGTTGGTAGTACAAGTGGAGGTAATTTACGAAACTTAAGATTTGATATAGCACATGATAGTAGTGGAGATCGTCTTGAATTTTTTATTCAAAAAAATGATGGAAGTACATTTACTTTAGGAAATTCAGATACAAAATTATCAACAGTTTTTGCAGGAACTACTAATACTAATTTTAATTATGCTGTTATTACAAATAATTTATCTACAGATAACATTGATTTTTATCTTAAAGGAAATCTAGCAAGTTCCGGACCTTTAGGTGTTAATGAAAATATGCCTGCAGGAACAGCGTGTAAATTATTTACAAGAAGTGATGGTATTGCTAATTTGACTAATTTAGCACAATCAAGATTATATGATATTTAATCAAGCATTAACTCAAACAGAATTATATGATATTGATTTATATGTAAAAAATAAATATAATTTTCAATTTGGAAGAATAAATGGTTTTTAACTATGGGAATATTAATAACTACATCTAGTTTACAAGAAACAAATGCATGTACTTCATCATTTGCATATGTTACAGGATCTCTTTGGATAGAAGGTAATCCATGGTATTCAGGTTCTAATTATGAAGCTTATTTTGAAGAAGGTACAGTATACCCATATACATGTTCAAATATGAATGAAATTATGGCATTAATGTGGGCATGTGATACTTTTTCAGTAACAGCAAGTCTTTATAATAATGAAACAAATACAACTACTTATTATCATAAA